CAGTTTGCTAGAGATAGAACGAGTAGATGTTTCGAGCTGATCTGCTGCTTCTGCAACAGTAGCTTGAGAGACGGGGCTTTCGCCACCGACAAAGGTTGTAAGCGCTTCAGTGCGCTCATCGGTCCACTTAGGAAGTGCCATATTAGTTCTCCAAAAAAGAAATTAGGTCTGTAACTATAGTTACGCCAGTATCTCTGGCTTGTCTAGTTTTTGCGGATTCATTTCCGCCCTCGTTAACAAGGTGTGTTACTTGCTTAGTTAAACTGGACTTTACATCATATCCAGCCGCGTTCAAGGCCGTAGTAGCTTCGGCTTTCGACTTGAAACTCTTCAGTCTACCACTAATACATACAATACCTTTACTCACGACAGGAAACGAAGGAGTATCAGAAAAATACCAACTACAAGGCAAGTGCTCTTGAAAGTATGGTAGCTCATTCTCCATCCACTCAAGCAAGTTATGGGTAGCCTTTGGGCCTAAACCGGCACGCTCACAAGTGTCTGCGTTAATTTCAGTAATATGTGATACAGTCTCAGACAACTTCCGTGTTGCCGTGTTTCCAATCAAAGGTATGCCAAAGGCAGGCAAAAGGCGCTCAAGGGGAGCGTCAAACGAGTTGACAATCTCTCCCATGAGCTTGTTTGTCACTTTTTCAGAACCCAACGATGCTAAGATACTATCGACTGATGCGAGGTAAATTTCGGACGGGCAAGTCCAGCCAAGTTTTTGAATAGACGCAGGGCCGAGACCCTTGATCTTCATAGTCTTAGCGAAGTGTTCTACTGCTTTAGCATTTTGTGCAGGACACAAATGATTACGGCAGTACAAAGAATCATTTACCCATTCTAACTCACGGTCACAAGAAGGACAGTTAGTAGGGAAGTTGATTTCTTGAAACATGGACTACTCCGAAAAAGTGAAAAGATATTATACGACAGATTTGACCACAATGTCAAGAACTATTTTTCTCAACGTCCACTCGTCGGACGATTCGTGGAATGATCTCACCACTGCGTATAACTTCAACTGAACAACCTATCTCTAGGTTGAGAGCGCGAATGTACTCAATGTTGTGTAGAGTTGCACGGCTCACTAGCGCATCCCCCACTTCGACTGGGCGTAAGATAGCAACAGGGCTCACAACCCCTGACTTGCCTACTTGCCACACAACATCGAGTAATTCTGTAATAACCCCATCCTTCTGCTCTTTGAGAGCGAAAGCCCCTCGGGGGTGGTGAGCTGTATATCCCATCTTATAAAAGGCCTCATAGTTATCTACTCTAAACACCTCGCCATCTGTTGGATAGCCAGTTGCATCGAAGTGAGTAATAACCTCAAAGCCTTGCTGGGCCAAATGGTCCATTGCAGAGGTTAGCCGCTCGTACTTAGCTCCTTGAATATCGTATGCGACAAACTTGAGAGTCTGTGCGCGAGAACGAAACTCAGATTGGTCCTTGAGATTGAGCGACCCCGCCGCAAAGTTGCGAGCATTTGGGATCGTATCGGGCGCTACGACCTCACCAGTAATCTGGATTTCTCCTTTAATACTGATGACGTTTGGGACTAGCTCTTCCATCTTTAACGTGATATCACGACCAAGCTGGCCGTCTCCCCTAGTCAAAGCTTGAGCTATATGGCCGTTAACATACTGCAACGACACTGCCGCCCCATCCAGTTTGGGCGTACGCACCATGGGTGCGGTAGTACTATCTATATCACTTAGGCTAAAGACCTTTTGCAAAGAGTACATACGATACATATGAGGAATACCGTCAGTTACCTGATAGCCTACTTCTTCGTATCTGTACTTCTTTGCTAGTGCATCGAACTCTTCGTCCGACATAATCGGAGTTCCAGAGTAATACATTAAAGATGCTTTTTCCAAAAAATGATGCATATAGTTCCCTCACTGAATAAAGTATATTATACAGAAAGAAGAAACAAAAGTCAAGAACTATTTATCGTATAAGTCCTTGATAAGATCACTAAAATGTTCTTCAATGATTTCCTTACTTTCTGCAAGTGATAAGATTTCAACTAGCCCGACGAAAAGATTACGTGAGTTGTCAAAGTCCAACGGCATCGTAATGCCTTCCCTACTAGGCTTCCACTCTTCTTCGAAATCTAAATAATACTTACGTAATCCTAGATACTCGATACCACGAAAGGTTGAGATAGTAAGCCGGACTTGCGTCTCCTTAGCTTCATCGTAGTGAATTACTTTTTCATAAACTTCAGGTGCTTGATATAGTTCCATAACTAGTCTCCGTTCCGTAGAACAGAGGCCAGAGGCACTACACTCGTGACGTTCTGAGGTTTAAGTAGACGAAAGGAGTCGGTGTCCCAACAAAAAAGCAAAAGAGTCTGCTCAGATTCTTTTGCTCTGTTTTTCTTTTGCTGAATATAGGGCGTGCTGAAGTCCAACGTACAGACGTTGTATTTCAACTTATTACTGTTTTCACTGCGATATGTGATAACAGCATCACCGTACTCATCGACGAGCCGTGCTAGTTCTTCTTTTTTCACAAATGCTCCTAGTGAAGCGGGTTGGCAGAATCTTCTTCCGTGCCGACTTGCTTAGGAGACTGGGGCCGAAGCCCCTAGAAATTAAGAGTTAACTGCTGCGATTACGCCTGCAAAATACATTGCTGCCTTACCAGTCAACTTGCTGACAATCTCTTCGTCAACGTCTTGACCAGCATCGGTGAGTGCTGCTGTGAGTGCTTCGATAGCTGCGGCCTTAGATACTCGGCCACCGCCTGTAGAACCGCCACTAGATGCGGCTTTTGCTGCTGGTGCTTTCTTAACATACACACCTGCTTTGGTCAGAACCATTCGAACGCCGTTTGGTGACTCTTCGAACTCTTCTGCGATTTCTGCGACGATCTCCATGCTGTTCTCTGGAGTTGGGTTTTGTGCTTCATAAGCAGCAATAACCTCTGCTTTTTTCTCGTCTGTCCACGCCATTTTACGTTTCCTTCTATTGTTAGTTGTAGGTGCCCCCGGACAAGATCCGGTAGACTGTAGTTGTGATAAATAAAATCGGTCGCCCATTGGTTTCCTCATCTTTCAATACTATGTATTATACCGATATGAGCGACGAAAGTCAAGAAATATTTTTACTTAAGTAGTTGAAGTTCTGCATGCACCCTTGCTTCTGCTTCTTTCATTCTCTCATAAGCTTCAGGTGTATATATAAATCCTATATTTTCTGTTTTAGTCGTATACAAAGCTCCTGTTACATCATGAAAAGACTCAAAGCCTGTATCCATGCTTTTACGTATTACTATAGATACGTATCCCGGGCGTGACCAGTCTTTTCCAAACCTAACTTGTTTGATCTCTCTTTGCTTATGCCAGACATCTCCATCACTTCTAGTATCCGTGTCTGTGGCATATGTCATGCTTTTTATAAGGTCAAAAAGAATAGGATCTCTATCTTGAATCGCCTTTCTTATCTCTACTCCGATTGCTTTGCCTTTCCATTGTTTGTTGTATACTTCTGGTAAGTACAATTGAGTAAATTCTTCGTTACAGGTATCTTTACTTCCTTCCGTATTTATAGTAAAAGAACTTATTACTCTATTCTTTTTGTGCTTTCTTCCTGGTATAATCTGAGGATTTTCATGTAAGTATGAGTTAAACCAACCCTCTCTATGTCCTGCAGATAGCTTATAAACTTCTTCAGTAATAATACTGTCATTAAACTCTAAGTAGTTTAAAACTGCTTTTTTTACAGCTTTTGTTGTAATAATCACTGGAGTTTTTCGCCCATTAACTCTTCCCAGCTCTTGTACTACAGCCCCTACTTGAGCTGAGTTGCTCATTTTGTTGTAGTACAAAATTTTATGATGGTCAGGAAAAGTGGTACTCATAGACATTGAGTATTTACCAATAAAGTTTCCCGTTAAACTTTTTATTGTACCGTTGTATGAGCCTCCATCAATAATTTTACGTGCCATCCACTCATGAAACTTTTGTTCTGGATTAAGGTTAATTAACATATCTTGGGTAGCATAAACATCTATTACTTCATAGATTTCTTCTGGAAGATCAGAGTCTATCCCTTCATTTTTATATCTAGTGTAGGACTCTAACACTTGTTTAAATACATGTTCTTCAAGTGTAACCCAGTGAGCCTGTCTTAAGCCCTTGAATCCGGGGTAAGGATTAAGAACTATAGAGTCTTTTCCAAACTCTAAATTTGTATGGAACAAGTCATGTGGTGTAGCACTGATACACCATAAGTAGTCACATTGATTATTTTTTAGTAATTCATTTACAAAGTTATCTATTTGAACATCAGACTCCATATCTTCTCCTAGAGTGTATCTATGGATCTCATCTAGGTAGACGTGTTGAAGTATTCCTGTATGCTTGCTCATAGACAGTAATGCTTTAGTAGCCATAAAATGTCCAATGTTTCCAAAAAATATACAAACAACAGGGTAGACTAACCCTTTTAGTCTATCTTTGTGAACTTTGTTTAGATCTTTTTTACTTGTAATAAGTTTTGGACGCAGACCTCTTTTTTCTGCCTCACTATAAAACTTTTCTATGGCGTCTTCCAAAACAGGAGTCTTGTCATAGGTAAACAAAAAGTGATCACAGTCTTGCTCATCAAGAATTTTGTTAATAACCCAAGTGGTTTTTCCTGATTGACATTCTTTGGATATTACTGCATTTATAGTAGTAGATAACTTTGTTTTTTGCATTTAAATACGACTAAGGTCGACTCCGTATTTTTCTAAGTGTGATAATTTTCCAAGGTCATACGCGAGAGAGTAAGCAGCGTAGCCACCTGTTTCCACGTTAGCCCATTTTTCTGTATCGTCTCTAACCTCTTCCATAACATAAATCGCATAGCATTTACTTCCATACTTGGCTTCATAATTTACGTCTATGAATCCTTCTCGCTCAGCTTGGTAATCGACGGAGAGTTCGTAGTCGACTCGGGCTGGCTTTTGGTAGACTGCTGACCAGACGATTTCTCCTGGCGAGAACGATTCAGCAATGCAAGACTCAGGGAGTATAGCGACTCCGCTTTCTCTCGCAACTGACGGTACTCCGACTCGCTCAATGAGAGATCTAACGAATCCACTCGATCTAAATAGTCCTGACGCGATTTCGGCAAGGGATTCTCCGGAAAGGTATCGTTCAACTGCTTCACGAATTTCTGCATCTGTTGCTCCTCGTCCACGATTTTGTTTTTTACGTAATTCACGATACTCGACTTTATCTTGGTAATCATCAATGATTCTCTGTAGGCGCGTGGTATTGTATGCTATATTCAGCATACTGCATGCTTCCTTCTTGGAAATTGGTTGCTTTCCATTCAAAAGAGAAATTACTTTCCTTATGTTGGACTCCGATAGATTCTCGTAGTCTTTTTTCTTTACTCTTCGTACCAAAAATATTCTCCCAGTTCTGATCAAATTTAGTTTTGTCTGTTGGACGCTGTTTACTACCTTTACTCACGAGGGTCATCTCCTATAGACATACGCAGATACCAAATAGCCTTCTTAGTATCCTGCTCTTTGTTGTTTTTGTTGTTTGCTCTCCAAATATATTTGAACGCATTCAAGCGGCAGTATTCTGCGAATCCTTCTTCCGATGTTGTTTGTTTCATCGCATCAATACATTCTACACCATCTCGCTTGTAATGTAAAGGACTATTTACTGGATCGTGTACTAATTCTTTTTTCATTCTAGTGCCTCTGCTACATCTGGGAAGTGTGCTGCAATAATCTCCCAGCATTGGTCTGCTACTACCATATGCTCTTTTTGAGTGCCATGACCCCGCCGCAGTTCGCAGTAATGAATCCACGAACGCAAGGTACCGGACATGTAAAGTGTAGATTCTGTATTTCCCTCAGGCAAAACGGCGCGAGCCTGCTCTTTCGCAATTCCGTTATTGAGTGCCCACTGGTAGGCATCCTTCGAAGCATTGATAACTTGTGCCTGCTTCATGTTCCAGTCTTCATACAGACGCTCATGCTGAGTCTTGTTACCACCCTTGCCAAAGTCTTCTTGGTCTTCTAGCTCAATACTATTCTGTCGATTCTTTGGATCTTGTAACCGAGCTTCACGATACGTATGGTTTTCTTGAACTGCATATCGCTGGCTGAACTCTTGAAAACTAAAACTACGATGACGCAACATCTGACGAGCAATGTCTCGTGTAGTAATGATCTCCATAGTAATACTCACCATCTCGAAAGGAGACCAGTGTCCGTGCTTGATAAGATATCGTAACAGGCGTGGTGCGCTTTCGTGGTGGTTTTGATTCTCTGGATTACTAACTCGTGCAGCATATGCTACTAGCTCTTCTGCATTAACACACCCAGTAAAAATACTGGGTTTCGTTAGTCCAATTAAATTTACTTTACTCAAAATTGGTCTGCCTCCGTTGAGTCTGCCATAGCCGCGGTACTACTACCAAGAGCTGTGGTAATTGCGTCAAAGTATCCAACACCAACCTCTTGCTGGTGTCGAGTTGATGTGTAGCCAAATTGCTCTGCTCGAAACTCTGCTTCCTGTAGTTGGGAGTAAGCAAACATTCCTCGATCTTTGTACTGACGAGCAAAATTAAATACGCCATAGTTTGTAGCATGAAAGCCTGCAAGAGTAATAAACTGAAACTTGAATCCCATCTTTCCAAGTTCATACTGAAAGTCTTGTAGCTCTTGATCTCCTGGAATAGACTTTCTCCAGTTAAAACTAGGAGAACAGTTATACGCCAGCATAGCGTCCGGACAAGATCCTTTTACTGCGTCCGCAAACCTGCGAGCATCTTTGAGGCAAGGGGTGCTGGTCTCACACCACACGAGATCGGCGTATTCGGCGTATGCAGCCCCACGCTCGCATCCCATGTCAAGGCCACCTTCGATTTGCCAAAATCCATCAGGTGTACGATCTCCGGACATCCACTTGTAGTCTGCTTGGTCGTAGTCGCTAGAGAGGAGTCTGGCTGACTCGGCGTCTGTGCGAGCAACGACCAGAGTATCAACCCCAGCAACGTCAGCAGCAAGACGAGCGGCGTTAAGATTGCGGATAGCATCAGATAGAGGTATAAGAACTTTTCCTCCAAGGTGACCGCATTTTTTGGCGGACGCAAGCTGGTCTTCAAAATGGACACCAGCCGCCCCAGCTTCGATAAGGTTCCGTGCGAGTTCATAGCTATTTAATACTCCTCCAAATCCTGCCTCTGCGTCTGCAATGATAGGTGCGAAGGGGAACCCTTCTCCCGTATCGGCATATTGGATTTGATCTTGCCTTCGGAATGCATTGTTAATATTTCGTACAACGGTAGGCACACTGTCAACAGGATAAAGAGACTGATCAGGATATACCTCGTTAGCCAAGTTAGCTGAGGCGGCGACTTGCCATCCTGAACAATAAATAGCCTTGAGGCCTGCTTTAACGTGCTGTACAGCCTGTTGTCCATTATACGCTCCAAACGTATGTATATACGGATTTTCTGCTAGAAGTCTGCGCATTTTGGTCGCCATTTCTCTAGCAATAGTAAATTCTATGTACTTAGTTCCCTGAAGTTTTCTTACATCTTCACGGGTGTAATTTCGTTTTTTCACTTCGCTGTGATCCTCTGTTCGTAGTCAGCAAGAGACTCATCCCACCAAGGGGGAGTTGGTCTGTGTGACCAACTGGCAAAAGTAGCCTTGTCAAGATGATAATAGTCACGATAAGACTGTATTGGATCATCATAGTTTTTGAGTACATCAGGCATTGCAAGTCCAAACGTGGTGAACCCCACTCGTTCAATATTAACTGGGTCGGGTAGTTTGTTGATGACTTGCCAGAAAGATTTGTGTTCTTTGCCGTAGCGATATCTAAATTCCTCTGCCAGTGCATGAGCATAGCACCAGGTCCACTCGTAGTTATCGAGAGATGATCGTGTCCATATCGTGCAGGGATGATTGTACATCATGCCGAGATAAGGTGTAAGTTTACGCTCTTCTGGTTTCAGAGGCTTCTCAAGTTTTTTATACTCATTGAGAACAGCAGCTTCGTCTTTTTCAAGAGCTCGTGGTATGAAGCCCAGCAGTTGATCTACCCAAATAGCAGTACATAACAACTGGGCGGCCTCAAGTATCATTTTGTTGACGTGTTTATCAACATGATACTCGGCACATTTGTCTAGGTCTTTGTCGAGATAAAATAAGTTCATGATGTAATTATACTTCTAACAAAAATAAAAGTCAAGTATTAATTACCCTCTCGTAGCTTATTTAATATGTAGGTAGGATCTGTAAACATATAAGGATCCTGATCGTGATTATCTTCTTTCCCCTCTTCAATAAACCAGTCAGTTATTACGCCATTTTCTACGATGGCTGCATAACGCCATGACCGTCGACCAAAGCCCAGATTGTCTTTGTCCACAAGCATTTGCATTTCTTCTGTAAATTTACCACTACCGTCTGGAATTACTTTTATGTGCTCAAGCTTATTTTGTTTTGCCCAAGCATTACATACGAACGCATCGTTTACTGTAAAACAGTAGATTGCGTCGATACCTTCTGCATAAATCTCCTCTGCCAATTGCTCGAACGAAGGGAGCTGGTATGTTGAGCAGGTTGGCGTGAAAGCGCCCGGCAGAGAGAAGATGAGTACGCGTTGCCCGCCAAAAATTTCGAATGTATTTACATCTTGCCATTCGAATCCTCGCTCTGGGTGTTCTACTCGTGTGTGAAAGATGGTCGAAGGAACCATCGTAGGAAGAGAGCTCCAGTATCTACGGTCTTCGTAGTTGGAACGCTCGTATTCTGTGCAATAAATAGCCATTTATGCCTCGCTGTAAGTTAAGTTTAAATCTGCGTGATGTTGTTCATCGCGTCGAATGTACTTAATCATATCAGACAGCTTAGCTTCTGGAAGTAGATTATAGTACTCAACTGCGATTTGAGGAGCAGGCACGTCTTCAATCTGCTCTTCGTCAATAAGTTTTAAATATTCTGTATAACTTCGTACTGCTTCTTCTTCAAAGTAATGTATCATCAGGTGCGCAGTACGAGGTGCAAGTATATACATTACTAAGTAATAGTGCCAAAATATCAACTGTGCGAGCACGATGAGACCCCGCTCCAGCTTTGTAGGCTTTACTACTTCCATGAAAAACATGAGATGCTTACGTTCGTTTTCTGCTTCCGCGAGCATCTCATGAATCTTCTGTCCGTTTCCTTTCTTTAAACCACGAAGGCTGGACAGATGTGTCAGCATTCCAGCAACCATTCCCGGCACACCGGCTACAGTTTCTAGAACCAAAGCTCTTTGTCCATACTTCTGTCGAAAGAAAGTATCCGCAGTAAAACGGAAGAACTTTGTCATTGATTTTGCTATAATTTTGTTAGACATTCTCAAGTCTTGTCATGAGTCGTTCGGCTCGATTGCCTACTTGCTTGTGCCAGCGTGAGTCTCGCCCTTCGATAGCTGCAGCTGACCACTCTCCGTCTTCGAGGTGAGCGTTCATCTTTCGAAACTTCGACAGGCGTGGACGTCCGAGATTGAACATCATGTTTACGAGTATTTCTTGCACTTCTCCAGGGAAGCCTTCCCAAACATCTGCGCCATAAAGAGCAACGCATTCGCTTACAGCCACATCGAGATCGCTTTCAAAACACTGGACGACTCGCTCAACTGAGACGGGCTCTCCCACGTCGTAGTTCCACTCTGGATCTGACTCACGCACGAGATGTCCAACTCCGAAGGTTTTATACCCAAGATGGTCCAAATAAATTTCACAAACAATTCCTTCATCAATCTTTAGCTGGTTGTAGACCGCTTCTCTATTCATGCTTTTTCCTATGCAACGGAAAGTTCAAAGTGAGGAAGATCTAAATGAACACGAGTTCCGTGTTCTACACACTGTTCAACATACCAGTTCTGTAAATCTTCTATTATGCCATCAAACGCTGCAAAGTTTTCGCAGTGCCATGCACCGCCCCAACGAATAGGAGTATTTAGATCTTCGGCGGCGTACTTCATAGACATTGCTACTTCATCAAATACCTCAATCTCAAAGCATATACGCCCTTCGATAATTGGTACAATATCTACTGCAGCACCGTACAGATGAGGACTCGATCCTCCCTGTGTTACGCCTTTTCTAAAGAACTCTTCTTGTTGTGCACCCGTTCTTTTGCCATGAATCACTTGAAGCTCAATATCAGAAATGGCAACTGCTCGACGTACTACTTCTGCCAAGGCAGGATTTATTTCTGATAAGATTCTTTCCGACTCTTCATTTAAAAAATGTTTTTGGTCCGGATGAGTTTCCAAATTATAATAGTTTGTAATACTATCAGTCATTGTTTTTCATTTCCTTTTTTTGATTCGACGCTCGTACAAAGCGCCACTCGTTTCGTACACTATCGTACTCGTGAATTAAATACGCTCCTGACAGACCCACCATAAGCATACCCATTGTTTCTGGTTTGTCAAATGTGTAGCCAGTTACGATTACCTCTTCCACGTGTCTTTTCTTTGGTCGGGGAACTTCTGGTGCTTCAGAAGCAAGCGCTGACCCCGTTGCGCTTAGTAACAGCAATACTACTAAGTGTTTCATTATTTCCTATGTTGCCCCTTGTGAGGGTCTGATTGGTGGGCAACTTGGATAAAGGCGTTACCCCTGGCCTTCTTCGTCTACTTCCAATACTCCGGTGTCGATTAGATACTGTACTGTACCTTCTATGCCTTCTCGTCTTCCGAGATGAAACGCAGTGCCTGCGGCACCCGCCATACAAACTCCAAATACAATAAGTGCAGTGGTAAAATCAAGCATACTAATCTCCTGGGTATTTTTGTAGATGCGTATATTATACTTAAAAACGGGCATGAAGTCAAGAAATTTTTTCAGTTATGTCACTTATAACTACCACTTATATTTTGCTACCAAAGAAAAATACTTCTTGACTTTCAATGAAACATCACCTATAATATACAACATGAAAGAATATCAGAAGAAACCGTGGACACAGAATGAGCGTAACCTCCTCCGCAATCATTATTATTGCAAAACAGAGGAAGAGCTACTCGAACTACTTCCAGGGCGTACTATGAATAGTATTCGTAAACAAGTAAGCTATCTACGTAAACGTGGATGGTGTTTTATTCGCAAAGGAGCATTTTAATGGCTAAGAAGAAAAGAATGGGTAAGAGCAATTACACAAGTCAAGGTCTGCGTCGTAGCAGTAAAGGCTGTCGCTATCTTACTCCAATACAACGTCTACGCAACCAACAAGAAGCGTGGTTGAAAGGTAAGCGTGTCATGTTAGTTATTGACGCCGCAGGAAACAAGGCAGAAGCTCAAGCTGTATGGGGACTACCTCCCATGCTTCGTAAAAAGGAAAATAATGCCTAAGGTAAGAGTAAGAAACAATAACGTGGAGTCAGCACTTCGCGTTTTCAAGAAAAAATGTGCTGACATCGTATGGGAATATAGACAGCGAGAGCACTATGTTCCTAAATCAGAACAACGGCGATTAAAAAAGAAAGCCGCTATTGCTAGAAGTAAGAGGAAAAAGAATGATACCAAGCAATTTTGAACTTGCAGGCGATTTCATGGAAGCCTTTGGGCAGGAAGTTCAAGTACACCCTACTTGGCCAGATTTCTCCACTCGTGAATTACGCCTCGAACTTATCAGAGAAGAATATGAAGAACTTGAAGAAGCTATTGAAAATCGTGACCTCGTGGAAGTTGCCGACGCTCTCACAGATTTACTTTATGTTATCTATGGTGCTGGGCATGCATTTGGCATTGACCTTGATGAGTGCTATCTTGAAGTTCACCGATCTAATATGAGCAAACTTGGAGAGGACGGACGCCCAATTAAAAATGAGATGGGTAAAGTAATGAAAGGTCCAGACTTCTTCGAACCAAATCTAAAAGATATTTTAGTAGAAGCATGAACTGGGGAGAGTTAGGACTGCTTGCAGTATTTCTCTGTCCTATGATATTTGGTGGCATAACATTCTACCACTCTTGGAAGATAGTAGATGATAGAGAAAAGGGGCGCTAAGCCCCTTTAATTTTATGTAATTTTTACTACTTTTCTTACTTCACATCTTACTCTGCCTTTCTGCGTTTTCATGGTCACTCTCTGACCCCGCTCCAGCTTTTTGATGTCTACTTTGAGTGGTCGGCCTTGGGCCTGACAATCTGTGACAACGGCGTAGTATTCGTTCCGTTCTTTCACAACTACAATCTCTTGAGCATAAGATATTAGGGGCATACACAATAAGCCCAGCATTACTAAATATTTCAATTTATGTCTCCTATCGTCTCACGACGATCTCTGTCGCTTCACAGCGAATGAATTTAAAACAGCCTTTGACTGTAATAAAATTGTAACATTTAGCTACCAGAGATGTCAAGACAT